CACAGCAGATTCAAGTACTACAATTCCAAAACTATATAGCTTGGCTATGAGCTTTTATAATGATCAAGCATTATTCTCATCAACTTCTGCTGACTATATTACAGGGTTAAACAATATAGCAATATCTAGCAAGAAATACCCAATACTTTCCAGAGACGCTAGAAATGGAATTAGGGTTTTATCTGGATCTGGATTTTATGCAAATACAACAGAGGCTATTAGTACAATTGAATTTTTCTATACCCCGTCCGCATTAACTAATAGCGCTTTAGTTTCAACTGTATCTGGAGACGGGGCGGCATCAAACTACTCTTGGGTTACAGCAGGATCTATTAGTAAAACTAATATAGCAGCCATATATGTAAACGGGGTAGACAAGACATCTCAGACATCAATTTCTAATGTATTTACAGCAGGCGAAATATATCACGTAGTAATTGTATATACTTCAGCAGTTTCTGATGCAATTAAATTCAATCATTCCTCAGCAGGAGCAGTTTCTGCCCTATATCAGAATATTGCTTTATATCCAACAGCATTTAATTCAACAAAAGTAATTGAGCATTATGACCTGTATATGGAAAAATCTGCAGCAATTGCCGATGATTCGTCAATTACAGTGACAGAAGATGGTCCTCAATACTATAGTAATGACTGGGTTGTAATACAAAACATATAATTTTGTCACACAGGCTGACAAAAAGCTGGACTTAAATAGTAGATAATGGTAAAATAAAGATCTATGGACCTTAGCAGAATTAACAGTAAAGTGTTAGACGAAGAGTCGACACTTGGTATATATGTTTGGGAAATGCCAGATGGTAGATGGATAGGCGATGATGAAGGAAACTACTTATCAGTTACATCAAAAAAGGGAAACAAATCAAGAATTGACGCATTGGCTAGAGAAGTTAGGTCATACGGTATACATGAAGGTGCTCCGTTATTTTTATCTGCCAGAAGAAAAATTGACGACGAAGAATTCGCATATCAACAATCAAGATTAAATTTAGGACTCGTTCCAGATCCTTTGGATATTGGAAGCTATAAAGATGATATTAAAAAGCTGGGAAATCTTAGGGGATAATTATGGAATACATGGATGAAGAGATTGAAGTAAACGACGAAATTCAAGTATCAAATTCAAATGATCTTTTTTCATTTAAAAGAGAAGAAGAGCATCATGATCCATTCTCTGTCGGCCTAGATGATATTAAAAAGCTTAATGGATTAAGTCCAGCATTCCGAAGAAAAATTGGAAGAGAATTTCAAAAATCATTTACAGGTGTAGATGGAACAGGCACACAGCAGAACTTACTTGCACAAGCAATTAGCGGTTACTCAATGTTCGACCTTGTTCAGCCAGTGTATAACTTAGAATATTTGTCAAAGATTTATGAAGTATCAACATATAATTATGCAGCAATTAATGCTAAGACAGCAAACACCGTTGGCCTAGGATATTCATTTTTAGAAACAAGAAAAACAAATGATGCTATTGATGCAATCACAGATGAAAGACAACTAGAAAGAGCACGTAGAAAGCTCGGTAAGTTACGTCAAGATCTTCAGGACTGGCTAGATTCAACAAATGATGAAGATACATTTACAGAAACATTAATTAAAGTATTTACAGACTATGAAGCAACAGGCAATGGATTCCTAGAAATTGGAAGAACCACTCGTGGCGATATTGGATATATTGGACATATTCCAGCAAAGACTATGCGTGTGCGTAGACTTCGTGATGGATTCATTCAGCTGCTTTACGGCAAGGCTGTGTTCTTTAGAAACTTCGGGGATACAGAAACTCCTAACGTAATAGCAGGCGGAGAAGATCGTCCAAACGAAATTATGCATTTCAAAAAGTACACACCAATGAATAATTACTACGGAATTCCAGATGTAATTGCAGCACAAATGGCATTAGCAGGAAATGAATTTTCTGGAAGATATAACTTAGACTACTTTGAAAACAAGGCGGTTCCAAGATATATTATTACAGTAAAAGGCGCAAAGCTTTCTCCAGAGTCAGAAAGAAAATTACTTGAATTCTTTCAGGTTGGATTAAAGGGAAAGAATCATAGATCTCTCTATGTTCCACTTCCAGCAGATACTCCAGACTCAAAGGTTGAATTTAAGATGGAGCCAATTGAGGCGGGAACTCAGGAATCATCATTTAATTTATATCGCAAGGCAAATAGAGACGAAATTCTCTTGGCTCATAGAGTGCCAATTAATAAAATTGGAACACCAGAAGGAGTTAATTTAGCCGTAGCAAGAGACGCAGACAAGACATTTAAAGAGCAGGTTTGTCGTCCAGCACAGATGAAATTAGAAAAGAAATTAAATAGAATTATTGAAGAAAAGACTGATGCATTAATTTTAAAGTTTAATGAATTAAGTCTCACAGACGAAGACACTCAGTCTAAAATTGATGAGAGATATTTACGTATGCAGGTTATTACCCCTAATGAAGTTAGAATTAGAAAGGGTATGATTCCTCTAGATGGTGGGGACGAAGTAGTAAATTTAAAACCACAGGCAGCCGCAGAAATTAGATCTCAGGCTGGAAATACAAGAGCCCGTTCGCAAGAAAGACAAAACAATTCGCCAGATATTTCGGGTGAAGGCAGAAATGCAAAAGGCGACGGGAATCAAGTAGACTAAACCTACTCAACCATTATTTGCCTTTTTATATATAAGTAGATAAAATTAAGCATATGAATATTGAAAAATCCTATTGGTCTAGCAACGGGGAAAATTTACATTTATCCGTACCGTTTACCAAGGTCAATAAAGAAAAGCGCACAGTATCAGGTTTTGCAACATTAGACAATGTTGATCAAACTGGTGATGTTGTTACGGCTGAAGCAAGCCTAAAAGCATTCGAAAATTTCAGAGGAAATCTTCGTGAGATGCATCAACCAGTTGCTGTTGGCAAAGTAGTTTCATTTAAGCCAGAAACATTTTATGATCAAGTAACAAAAAATTTTTATAATGGAGTTTATGTAACTTCATACATTTCAAAGGGTGCACAAGATACTTGGGAAAAAGTTCTTGATGGCACTCTTACTGGTTTCTCAATCGGCGGAAAGATTAGAGAGTCAGACAATGAAGTTAATAAGTCAACAGGCGAATCAGTTAGGTTTATTAAAGATTACGATCTAGTAGAACTATCAATCGTTGATTCACCAGCAAACGAACTTTGCAACATTTTTTCAATTGAAAAGATGAACGGTCAAATGATTTTTAAAGGCATGGCGGCAGAAGTAATTACAGAAAATATCTTTTACTGTGAGGAAAGCAATTCGGTTTTCCTATCAACAGAAAAAACTTTCGATTCACCAATCTCTGGTAAGCCAGCAACAATAATTGGATGGGTAGAAAAGTCGGATGTCAATAAGTCCAATGAAGTAGAAAAGATTCTTGATTCATTTAAGAAGTCAAGATTACCGTTGCCTGAAACACAAACAATTGCAAAACAGGCAAACGCAGAAGGAGGTAATGAAGTGTCAGAAAACACAGAAAACACAACAGTTGAAGAGACTGTAGTAGAAGAAGCACCTGCTGTCGAAGAAACAGTAGTGGCTGAAGATGCTCCTGCAGAAGATGCAGTAGCAGAAGACGCTCCTGCCGAATCTCTGGAGAAAGCAGCCGACGTATCAGAAGTTATGGTTGATGAACCTGATTTTGCAAAGATGCTTGGCGATCTAAAAGGATTTTTCTCAGAAACTCTTAACAAGGCTGCAGAAGTAAATGCTGCTCAAGTTTCCACAATTCAGGATACAGTTGAGTCATTTAGCAAGAGCGTTGATAACAGAATCACAGAGTTAGCAGAACAACACAGTGCACTAAGTGCAGCTGTAACAGAAATAAGAAACACGATTGACGGCGTTCAAAAGCGTGTTGACGCAGTAGAGGGTGAAACTGCAATTAAGAAGTCCTCTGACCTTGGCGGGTCACGGGAAGTAACAACAAAAAAATCAAAATGGAACGGTTCTTTCCTCGGTTCCGTAAATGAAATATTCAACTAATAAGGTAGGTGAAAAATATAATGAGCAATGATTTATTAAAAGATATTGCAGCTGGTACAACAGCAACCGCTTCTATGTCAGGTTCAGCGGATTCTACAACAGGAATTCACATTGGATCTGAAGGTAACGGTGGTTTGCTTAATCCAGAGCAGTCTGCTCGCTTTCTAGACTACATGTTCGATGCAACCGTAATTGGCAAAGTCGCACGTACAGTTAGAATGAAGTCAGACACAACCGAGATTGATCGCATTGGTGTAGGTGAAAAGCTTATGAAGCTTGCAACCGAAGGTTCCGATACTGCAACAAATGCAGCAGTTACTTTCTCCAAGATTTCTCTCACAACAAAGAAGCTTCGTTTAGATTGGGAACTTTCAACAGAGTCTCTAGAAGACAATATTGAAGGTGCTGATCTAGAAGATCATATTGCACGTATGTTAGCAACACAGGCAGGTAATGATATTGAAGATGTTATCCTTAACGGAAACACAGCTTTGACATCAGATGCACTCTACAAGGCATTCAATGGCGTTGTAAAGAAGGCTAAGACATACGGCCACGTAGTAGATGCTGGTGGTGCAAACATCTCTCGTGCAGTATTTAACTCAGCACTTAAGGCTCTTCCACGTAAGTACAAGCAACGTCGTACAGACCTTCGCTTCCTTGCAGGATCAAACTTGATCCAGGATTACCTATACTCAACTTCACAAAACATCCAGAACGTTAACCCACAGGATATCGCTTCAGGAATTATTCGTGGTGAAGTTGCACCAGTTTCAGGTCCAGCAGGATATGTAGCTCCATACGCATTTGGTATTCCAATCGTTGAAGTTCCACTTCTTCCAGAGACACAAACTGGAGATTACTCAGCAACAACAGGTTCACATGGTGACGTTCACTTGACATTCCCAAATAACGTAGTTATTGGTATCAAGCGTGACGTAACAGTTTACCGTTTCTTCTGGCCACGTAAGGACTCAATCGAGTACACAATGTATACTCGCGTTGGCGTTCAAATCGAACAGGCAGATGCTTGGGTAGTTGTAAAGAACGTTAAGGTAGCTTCATAATTTAATTTATTAAGCGTACTGCTAGAATTGCCCCCGAATTAATTTCGGGGGCTTTTCATTTTAATTGACTAATGCTATAATTTATATACTTAGACTAAGGAGAAATACATGTCATTTGAAACACTCAAGGTTTCAGAATTAAAGAAAATCGCAGAAGATTTTGCAGTTGACGTAGAAGGCCTAAAAAATAAATCAGAAATTATTGCTGCCCTTTCAGAAGAGGGAGTAACATTCTCAGTATATGAGAAAACAATTAACGCTACAGAAGAAGAGGCGGAAATGGAAACACACGAAGTATTGCCAAAGTTCGATCCTAAAAAAGAACAACCAAAGGATAATGTTTTGGTTAGAATGACAAGAGCAAATTATCGTTATGATATTATGGGGCACACCTTTACAAAGGAACATCCATTTATTGCAATGAAAGAAGAAGATGCTCAAAAAATCTTTGATTTGGAGGAAGGTTTCCGTTTAGCGACACCAAGAGAAGCACAAGAGTTTTATAGCTAAGCAAACCTAATTAAATGGCAGAAGTTTACATAAATAGTAATTTCCCAGTTAACACAAAAATATTTTATGCTGGTGAAATTATAGATGCAGATGGAACGGTTACAGCAGAAGTCTATGACATAACTGAAGATCCTGCCATTATTCCAGCAATCAATCCTGGAACATTAATAACACAAATAGTTGCAACAAAGTCTGAAGAAGATTTTGGTTCATACAAAATTGTATTTCCATTTTCTCTTACAACAAGAGCTAGAAAGTTTAGACTTAAATGGACTTATGCAGTTCAGTCTCAATTAGTTCATCACTACAGCACAGTAGATGTAGTTACACCGTACATCGACCTTGCCGATGCAATTGAAGATTTAGGGTTTGGGTCTGATCCTTCAGATCCAAACAATAAATCATATCATGATTTAATTATGTCAGAAAAATGGGCAAGAAATTTAATTGATAACTATACAGGTCAATCTTTTCATTTATACAATGACCTCCATATTGTTTATGGAGACAACTCAGATTCATTAAGATTGCCATATAAAATTAATGAATTGCATGAGTTATATGAAAATGATATCTTGCTAGTTGACACTATTAATGATATTAATAACTGGAGCTATGACACACAAATATCCGAAAGCGGATTTGGAATTAGAATTAATAGAGCCAATATGTTAGACAATACAGTCTATACTGCAAACGGAATGATTCCACCAAGCATTAATGATACATACGGCGGTGTATTTAAAAACGGAAGCTTCTATAAAGTTCAAGGAGTTTTTGGCTGGGATGAAGTTCCAAAGGAAGTAAACGAAGCATGTATTCACTTAATGAGAGACTACTTC